ATTGGCGCGGTTAGCCGGGACGGCGGCTCCGGCTCCGACGATTACCTGGCCTTTGTGAGCAGCCACGGACAGGTTGCGGTCTACCAGGGCGACGACCCGGCCTCTGCCAATACGTGGGCGCTGGTGGGCGTCTATAACGGCGCACCGCCCATCGGGAACCGCAGCACGGCGAACATCGGCGGCGACCTCGCCATCGTGACGGAGTCCGCCGTTGTCAGCACCCGGCAGCTTATGGCCGGTGGACAGGCGGCAGCGACGCGGCAGGCGATCACCAACCGGATCGACCAAGGCATCTTGGAAGCCTACACCAGTTACGGCGCGTTGACGGGCTGGTCTATGGCGTCCTACCCGCGCTCCCGTATGGCGCTTATTAACGTGCCCACCTCCAGCACGACGGCCTTTCAGTTCGTTGTGAATGTGCAAACCGGCGCTTGGGCGACCTACGGCAAGAGCGCATCGCCGCTCAATGCAACGTGCTGGGGCATCTACAACGAGGACCCTTACTATGGCCGCAGCGATGGCACGGTCTACCGCGCGGAGTCGGGCTATTCCGACGGCACCGCTGGCATTTCGTGGCAGGTAAAGACCAGTTTCCAGACCTACGGCCGGTCCGGTGGCGTGTCACGAATGACCATGATTCGCCCGCTGTTCACGGCTGGCGGGCAGGTGGTCCCGGCAATCCGTATGAACGTGGACTACAGGAACGACCAGCCGCTATCCACTGACGCTTTCCCCCTGGCGGCGGGCGCGCAAGGCGGCGTGTGGGATACGTCCCTGTGGGACGTTGGCATGTGGGGCGACGGCGCGAGCCCCTATAATAACTGGTACGCGGCCACCGGCATTGGCACCACTGCGTCTGTCCACATGGGCGGCCAGAGCAATGGCATTCAGGTCATCTTGAATGCATTCGACTTGAAGTACGAAGTCGGCCAGCGGGTGGCGCTCTAATGGCAATTATCCCCATTTTCCAGCCCAGCGAGGAATTGTTTCGGCGTGCCGTTGACGCCGTGCTGACGGGGGCGGGAATGGATAGCGCGGGCGCCTTCGCTTCCGTCCGACTCACGCCAATCACGACGGCAGAGAAGAACGCAATGGCGAACGTCAAAGGCACGCTCGTCTATGACGGCACCCTCAACAAGCTCTGCCAGAACACCGGGGCGGGCTGGGAAACTGTGGTGAGCGTGTGAGTCATACAATCTTTTTCCCGAGCAACGACGCCGAGAATCTGAAGCTTTTGGAGTGGGCGGCCCATCGCATCCCGCACCTTACGCCGAGCCAAAGCATGAAGGCGGTGGGCGTCGTGGGCGGCGGTGATCTGACGTTTCCGCTCCTGGCGGTGTGCATCTATCACAACTACACCGCGCCGCGAGAGATCGACGGTAAGACGTGGTATGGCACCTGTGAGATTTCATTTGCGGCGGCGAGCCCGAAATGGGCAACCCGTCGCACAATTTCTACCTTGTTGAGCATACCATTTCTACAGTATGCTTGTAGGAAGGTAGTGACGGCTACTCCCTCCACGAACAAGCGCGCTTTGCGTTTCAACGAAGGGATTGGCCTGAAGCCGGAAGGGACGCTACGGCATCAATATGCCAAGGGCGTTCATGCCTGCATTTGCGGAATGACGAAGTCGGAATTCGAGGCCCGGTGGAGAAATCCCCGCCCGAAGGTCCGTCGTCCAACCGGAACGCAGGCATATGGGCAGCAAGAGCGCATCAGCACCCCCGGCCCCTGATCCTAAGTACGTCTCGCAGCAGCAGACGCAGAGCAACGTCAACACGGCGGTTGCGAACGCTTACCTGAACCGCGTCAACCAGTACGGGCCGGACGGGTCTAAGACCTATGCCGTGACGGGCTCGCAGGACGTGGGCGGAACGAACGTCCCGATCTGGTCGGAAACGACGCAGTTAAGCCCTGGCCAGCAAAAGATTTACGATAGCCAACAGCAGCTAACGCAGGGCACGTCGGATCTGGCCAACCAGTACGTTGGCCGCATTGGCGATGCCACGTCCAAGCCCTACAGCTATGACGGCCTCGCCCCGGCTCCGACCTATAACGAGGACTACCGGCGCCAGCAGTTGCAGGCCATTCAGGACCGCAACGCGCCGCAGATGCAGCGCGACCGGGACGCCCTCAACCAGCGGCTTGCCAACCAGGGCATCTCGCTAGGCACCGACGCCTGGAAGGCCGCACAGGACGATTACAGCCGCTCCGTAAACGACTTTAGGCTTGGGGCGGATGTGCAGGCGGGCAACGCCGCCGCGCAGCAGTACGGACTGGAGAGCAACACCCGCGACCGCGCGATCCAAGAAATGACGGCGCTACGGACACAGCCGATCAATGAGGTGGCGACGCTCCTTGGAACGGGCAACGGCGTACAGCAGCCGCAGTTCAGTCAGGTAGCGCAGACGCAGGTAGCGCCGACCGATGTGAGCGGGAACTACTGGAACCAGTACCAAGGACAGCTTGCCCAGCAGCAGATGCAGCAGAAAAGCTCGGATGCCGCGATGGGCGGACTGTTCGGCTTGGGAGGGGCGGCAATCCAAGCCGGGGGCATGTTCCTATGAGCGCTCCGGCCGCTCGCACGAGAACGTCACGTGGCCCGTGTAGTGGGAAATCTGCGTCGCCCGCGCCACGCGCCCATACTTCTGGCAATGCGCGTTCGCGGCTTGGATCGCGCCACCTGGCGTTGTCGTATAGTTCACCACGCCACCAAGCTCGGTCGCATCCACTGTCGGCGCGCAACCCGCAAGGGCTGCCAGCATGACTACCATCAAAAGCCGCATTCTGTTTCCTCCTGATTCGGTCGGGAATATCGCGCTGCAGTTCAGTGGGGGCAAGGACAGCCTCGCGCTGGCCCATCTCCTGCGTCCGCATTGGGACCGGCTGACATTCTACCACGTAGACACGGGGGATTTGCTACCGGAAGTCCGCGAGATTGTGGACGGCATCGAGGCGCTGGTGCCCCGGTTCGTCCGCATCGAAACCCACGTGGCCGACTGGCATGAGCGGTTCGGCCTGCCAAGCGACCTTGTGCCGACGACCTGCACGCCCGCCGGGAATGCCATAGGGATTGGCTCTCGCCGCCTTGTTGACCGTTTCGACTGCTGCGCTTCCAACATTATGGCGCCGATGCACGCCCGCATGGCCGCCGATGGCGTGGCGCTCGTCATTCGTGGCACCAAGCGCGCCGACATGCCCCGGCTGCCGGCTGAAAACGGTCCAACGGGTATGGGCTACGACTTGTGGCTGCCGCTTCTGGAATGGTCCGACGCCGACGTATTCGCCTATCTCCGTCAGGTTGGCGCTCCGATCTGCCGCGTCTACGAAAACGGCGTTCAGTCGCCCGAGTGCGCGACGTGCCCGGCTTGGTGGAGCGAGGGCAGGGCGGCGTACCTTGCCAAGTATCACCCGGATCTGAGCGCGTCCTACCACGCAAAGCTCGCGACGGTAGCCGCTGAAATCTCGCCCTTGTGGTCTCATCTGCAACGGGAGATGGCTGGATGACCGTCCTTCCTGACGACAACCTTGCATACACGCTCGCGGGCGTGGGCCGTCGCCGGAGTCCTTACGACGCCCGGCGCTCCTTTGCCGAACGCCTCTCCGCGCAGGGAGCAGATACGAGCCCTGTGTCGTCTCCCTGGCAGGGCGCGGCTCGTCTTGCGCAGGCATTGGCCGGCGCATACGGGACGTACAAGGCCGACGCCGACGAAAAGCAGGCAGAAACCGACCGCAACGACAAGCTCACGACGGCAATGGGCGAGGCCGACCCGCAGAAGCGCATTGGCCTTCTGGCGGCTGTTGACCCTGAGCTGGGCGCCCGGTTGTCCGGGCAGATGGCGATCGAGCAGGCCAAGGCCAAGGCGCAGCGGGAGGGGCTAGGGCAGGTCGCCAGCACCTACGGCGCGCCGCCGACCATGCAGGGTGGCGGCACAGGCAACGCCGGGCAGGCTATCGCCGGCATCGAGTCGCAGGGCGGCCCGAACGGTGGATATGGAGCCGTTGGCCCGCCTGCGAACGAGAAGGGAAACCGCGCCTACGGCAAGTACCAGGTGCTGGACAGCAACATTCCGGCTTGGACGCAGGAAGTGCTGGGCCGCCAGATGACGCCGCAGGAGTTCCTTGCCAACCCGCAGGCACAGGACGCCGTCTTCCAGGCGAAGTTCGGCCAGTACGTCCAGAAGCACGGCAGCCCGGAGGCGGCCTCTCGCGCGTGGTTCGCGGGCGAAGGGGGAATGAACAATCCCAACGCGAAGGACGTGCTAGGCACGACTGTTGGCGGTTACGGGCAGAAGTTCGCGCAGGCTTACGGGCCGGGCGCTGGCGGCCCCACGCCGCCGCCCTCACCGCCGGTCAATGTGCAGGCGACGCCGCCTAGTTCACCTCCGCCGCTTCAAATCAACATGCCGCAGGGCGCGGCGGACGCGAACGGCATGCCGCCCACGCCCTCACCGCAGGGCGTGCAGGGCCCGGTCATGGCCGCGCCTCCGGTTCCGCCGCAGCGCATGACGCCGCGCGACATGCCCCAACAGATGGCGGCCCCGTACATCGATCGCCTGCGTCGTGGCGGCTACGGCAACAACCCGGCCGAGGCCGAGCAGCGCATGGTCGCCGACATGCAGCGCGCGCTGGACGTGTCTTTCGAGAACCAGCGCATCGAGTACGACCGGCTGTTGAAGGACTACGACTACAGCCGCAGCCGCACGGACAAGAACGCGGACCGCCAGCAGGAGCGCACGGATAAGGCCCCGCAGCAGCAGTTCGACAACTCCAACAAGCTGCGCGACGAGTTCCAAGGCTCCGTCGTGGTCAAGAATTACCGCGATATCACGCCCATCATGGAATCCATGAAGGACGCCGCGACGCGCCCGTCACGCGCGGCCGACCTGAACATGGTTTATGCGCTTGCCAAGATCATGGATCCCGGCTCGGTCGTCCGAGAGGGCGAAATGATCATGGTGAACAACACGCAGGGCATCGGCGATCGCCTGGCTGGCATGATCAATTCGCTCAACGGCGGCGCAACGCTCACGCCCGAGGCCCGCGCGCGCATCCTTGAGGAAGCGCAGTCCCGCTACAAGGGCCTGGAGCAGAACTACAAGGCGCTGGAGGACCACTACGGCGGCATGGCTGACCGGTTCGGCCTGCGTCGTGACGACGTGATCGTCCCCATCCGCAAGCCTGCGGGCGGTGGCACTCAGGCCACATCGCCCGCCGACCTCAAAAAGAAATACGGGCTTGAGTGATGGCTGATCCCGATCGCATCAAGCGCAACATCGGCAAGATGATCGACGCCGGAGCACCGGAAGCCGACATCGACGCTTACCTGTCGTCTGAGGGATTCAAGTCTGCCGAGGACTTCCGGGCGGGCAAGCGCGCGGCACCGCAGATGCAGGCACAGGGCCGTTCCGACGCCGCTGCCAATGCCTTCGGGCAGGGCGCGACGCTGGGCTTTGGCGACGAACTGGCGGCCGGCGTGCGCTCGACCTTCCCCAAGCTCTCCAACTGGATGATGAGCGGCCCCGCTCTCCAGCGAGACGAGAGCATCGGCGGCAGCCCGACCCCGCAGACGGTGTCCAACGCCCCAACGCAGGATCAGCGCTACACCGACGAACTGACCCGCCAACGGGCACAGACCAAAGCAGACTCCACCGCCTATCCGGCCATGACCACGGGCGCGAACGTGGCGGGCACTCTGGCGACCGCTGGAGCCCTTTCGTTCCTTCCCGGCGGCCAGACGCTGCTGGGCGGCGGTGCCACCTCCTTGCCCGGCGCAATGGCGCGCGGCGCGGCTTCCGGTGCTGTCCTTGGCGGCGCTCAGGGCTTTGGCGAAGGCGAGGGCGGCTTTGAGAACAGGGCAGAGAATGCGCTTCTCCCGGCCGCCATTGGTGGCGCTGTGGGTGGCGTGCTTCCTGTCGTCGGATCTGCCGCAAAGTACGCATACGAGAAATTTGCGCCGGGTGTGCTGCGTGCGACCGGCAATCTTGCCGACAAGTTCACGACGCAAGGCCCCTACAAGTCCCTGTCCGCCGCTGCTCCCGAAGGCGGGAACATCACACAGGATAGCTTGGCGGCCCGGATTGCCGACAATTCGCGCATTGCAGCGGGGAACATCGAGGGCGATGCGGCTGCCCAGCGCCTCGCGCTTGAAATTGCCCGCAGCGGCGGAACCGGACAGGCGCGCACAAAGCTAGGCGATTTGGGCGAGGGGGCTTTCCTTGCCGACACCAGCAAGGGTGCGACGCGGCTTGCCAATCTCGGCGCCATCCTGCCGGGCGAGGCTGGCGAGAAGTACGCCGGAGCCTTCGGACAGCGCAACCGCGAGACAGGCCAGCGGATGCTTGGGGCAATGGGCGATCAGGCCAACGTGCCCAGCGTCTACGACGCGCAGAAGTTCTTACAGGCATACAAGACCCAGACCGGAAGCGAGCTTTACGACCCGGTTTTGCGTAGCGGGAAATTCAACGTCTCCCCGGAAATGGAGGAACTTCTAAACGTTCCGGCCATCCGCAAGACGATGGATCAGATCATCGCGGATGCCGAAGAAAACGGCGTGAAACTTGGCGCGGCGGAAGCGGCGCACATGGTCAAGCGCATGTTGAACAAGAACACGCAGGCGGCTTTCCAGTCAGGCCGCGCGGTCAATCAGTCGTTCGTGGACGAGATTGGCAGCAAGTGGGAGCGCGCCCTGTGGGATGCGAACCCCGGCATTAAGGCGGCCGACGAAGCCTATTCCAAAGTTGCATCGCTCTACAACAAGCGCACGGGCGAAGGCTGGCTAAAGCGCGGCAGCGACTTTATGAAATCAGGGCAGGGAGAGGCGGCGGTTAACGTCTCGCCGGCAGCCTTGGCTGCAGACTTGCCGGGCGCGGATTTGCGCCAGATTCAGGCGTTCCGGGTTGGCTCGTCAAACGTCATGCGCGACGCGGCCACCAGCGGCCCGGAATCGACACGCCGACTTGCTAAGGCGATCTCCGACAATCAAATCATGCAGCAGAAGCTGGCCGAGATTTACGGCCCGGATGTCGCTGAACAGCTTATCAAGCGATCCAACGCCGAGCGCGCTTTTGCGGACACGCAAAACAAGGTTCTACAAGGCTCACAGACTGCCGAGCGCCTTGCCGCTATGGCGGATGACGCGGCGTTGAGTATCCCGCAGGGCGGCGCGACTACGCCCGCTTCCATTCTGCAGATGATCGCAACGGGCTACCAGAAAGCCCGCCAGCCTAGCGAAGCGGTGCGCTCGCGTCTGGCCGATCTGCTCGCCAATCCCAATGCTCAAATGAACGCGGAAACGCTTTCGTTGATTGACGCCATTCTCAAGCAACAGGGCGCGGCTCGCCCCGTCAACGCTGGTATTTCCGGCGCTGCGGGCGGTTTCGCCTCATCTCCACGGTGACAGCATGAACTGCTCACCCCTTCGCCCGAACATCACCGGTCTTAATGCGGCTTACGTGGCTTGGAGTGATGGCATAGTCTTTCGCAATATCGGCTTGAGCGCGGACATCGCTGCGGATTGCGGCGACTTGTACGGTTGTCAGCCGGCCGCGCCCATTGCGCTCGCCAAAGGCGTTCCGCCCCTTTGCGGTGGAGTCTCGGTTGTTGTCACCTCGACTACCCAAGGAAAGATGGGCCGGGTTGATGCAACTCGGGTTATCGCAAGCGTGCATGACGACAAGCCCCGCAGGGATTGCGCCTTTAGTCAATTCGTAGGCGTAGCGATGGGCTCTAACCGGCCGCTCGCCAGGCAAGAGAAAGATGCCGTACCCGTACTGGTTTCGCGTCCCGGTCCATTCCCAACATGTCTCGGTCTTCTTGACGCGGGACCAAAACACATCGTTTGGGCCGAGGATCGCGTGAGCGGAGAGGCCACCCTTGGCCCGCAGCTTGTAATAACAAGGTTTGCACAACCGCCGCGCAACGGCACGCGCGCCGCATACGGTACAGGGAATTATATCTTTGGGCCGGTATGTCATTCAAATAACTCCAATGGATACGCCATTGTAGAGCATTTCGATGGAGGTTGTCATCGCGCGTAATGGTTCCGGCACCTACAGCCTTCCGCAACCCCCCTTCACGCCTGGCACTACGATTGCGTCGAGCGCGGTCAATTCCGACTTCTCGGACATCGCCGCCGCGCTGACGCAGTCCATCTCAAAGGACGGACAGACGGTTTACACCGGCAACCAGCCGATGGGCGGCAACAAGCTCACTGGCTTGGGCGCTGGTACAGCGCTCACCGATAGCGTGCGACTGTCGCAGGTTGCCGATGGTGCCATCAACTACGGCGGCACGGCGGGCGGTACGGCCGACGCGATCACGCTTTCTCCTGTGCCGGGCATCACGGCCTACGCGGTCGGACAGACCTTCACCTTTAAGGCGGCATCTACCAACACCGGGGCAATGACCGTCGATGTCAGCACGGTAGGGGCGGGCGCGCTTGTCTGGCCCAATGGAACGGCCATGGCGGCGGGAGACATTGTGGCGGGCGGCGTCTACGAAATTGCGGTTTCTGCGGCCACGCCGGTATTCCACCTGCAAAACTCTTCCTATCCCGCGCTGCCCCGCACAGGCGGCACGTTAAGCGGCGCAACGAGCGTCACCGCAACGCTCACCATGACAGGGGCGGCGTTCAACGAAGCCGTCCGGGTAGACGTGGCAAGCGCCACAACCTGCAACATCGGCGCGGCGGCTTCCAACTATGTCCGCATCACTGGCACAACGACAATCACCGGGCTCGGCACGATTGCCTCCGGTGTTCGTCGCAAAGTCGTATTCGGCGGCATCCTGACGCTCACACACAACGCCACCAGCCTGATCCTGCCCACGGGAGCAAACATCACCACGGCGGCCGGGGATTGCGCAGAGTTTGAGTCGGAAGGCTCCGGCAACTGGCGGTGCACGGACTACATGCGTGCCAGCGGTGCGGCTGTGCTGGCATCGCAGCAGTACGCCCAAGCCTACTGCACCGTCTCGGGCGGCGTTTTGACCGAGCAAAAAATGACAGGCTTTACCAGCGTCGTGCGCGACAGCACGGGCCTGTTCACTTGCACGCTTTCGACGGCAATGCCCGACACGAATTACGTCGTCGAGTTCACTTGCGGTTCAACAACTGCGCTCACGCTCAACCGCTATTGCGGCGAGGACCTAACCACGCCGCGCACTAGCACCGTCTTTCACCTGTACGTCAGCAGCGACAATACAGGCTTTCAAGACCCCGCCAACCTCAACATTCGCGTCTACGCCTAGAAGGAGGGCCATACAATGCCCGTTGAACAGATTGCCGGCCAGTATCAGGCTTCTCCGCAGACCTTTAGCGATGGCAGCACGATTGCCATTCAAGTTGACGCGCAGGGGCGGCTTATTGTTGTTGCCTCGAGCGGCGGCGGTTACACTTCGCCTGTAACACTGACCCGCACGGCCGACACTAACGCATACCTTGCCGGCGATGTTATCGGCGCGGCCACGGGAAGCACGGCGGCGCTGACGTTTGCCAACATCGGCCCATCTGGCGGCGGCGAGGTGTTCATCACCACGGTTAAGCTGGTGGTCAACATCTCCGCAATCCCGTCCGGGATGACCAGTTTTGTGCTGTATCTCTACAGCGCCACGCCGCCCAGCGCTTTAGGCGATAACGCACCGTTCAACCTGCCTTCCGGCGACCGCGCCACCTATCTGCAGCCGGTCAACCTGGGCTCGCCGGTCGATCTTGGCGACACGCTGGCCGTGGTCACTTCGCAGGTTAACCAGCAGATCACCATTCCCTCCGGCGGTTCGCTCTATGGCTATCTGGTCACGACCGGCGCTTTCACCCCGGCAAGCGCGACTGTGTTCACCATCACTCTGAAGTCTGTGAGCATCTAACGTGCAAGCCGCGCTTCGCACGATCCTGTTTTCAGGCAGAGGCCCCGGCTTTCTTGTGCAGGGCCTCGGCACTGTGCGGACGTTGCCAGAGCTTGGCGTGCTGTTGAACGCGGACCCGACGCTCAACGTCACGATGCTTGGCGACTACAACGCGCAAGCCGATGGCGTGTTTACTGACGCGCCTCTCGCCCTGTCGGCAGCCTACACCGGAACATTCGATGGGCAGGGTTACGCAATCCGGAACTTCAACCTGACGGACACGTCGGCAACACCAAGCCGCGATGTTGGGATATTCGGTTCCGTGGGCGATAATTCTGGCATCGGCACCGTTAAGAACCTGACCATCAGCGGCACGATCACGCAGACCGCGTGGGAGCGCGAGACTATCGACGGGCAAAACCGCTACCTGCTAGGCGTCACGGTTGGCGGCCTGTGCGCGTTCAATCGCGGAACGATCGACAATGTAACTACCCGCATGATTGTGTTTGGATCTGGCTCGGGCGGCCAGTTTGCCGGGCTTGTCGGCCGAAATCTCGAATGGACCGACAAGACAATCACGGGGATCACGCAGGCCAATCCGGGCGTCGTTACCATCGCCGCTCACGGTATGGCGACCGGGGCGCGGCTATACCTAAAAGACATTGTCGGCATGACCGCGTTGAACGGTCAGACCGTGACAATCACGGTGTTAAGCGCAAACACCTTCAGCATCGGCGTC